ATCCCCTGCCCTGGCGGCACGCGCATCAGCGCACTGTTCCAAAAGATTCAATGCAAGGATCCTAGACTTAGCTGAGCCAAAGCGCTCAAACAGCAGTCTCCCCACTTCCTCAACTTGAAGATTCGTTGGATTCCTGAAAACTTTGATTGGCTTGAGTGCCTGCTTTTTTTCGCCATGTCCTTCGGCGTAATAGCATTCTTGTACGTCCTTGTACTTTCTACCTGGACCTACCTCAGCCATCACTGACGGCTGCATTTGATAGAGATATTTAGCTGTTCTGTAGTCTATAACCTTATCGAACTTGCGTTTTCTTCTGTTTCTGGCGATACTTGCAACGATTCGCCTGTATTCAAAGAAGGCTTCCGGGAACTTGAATGTATCGTCCTGTTCCTTGAGCCAGTCAATAAACTTGTAGGCGTACCTATTTTTTGATCTTTCCTTCAGTGCTGACTTGGTAACAGCAATGATGAACTCACCTAGATTCTTGACGCCAAGTCCGTAGTAGACACTGTGGATAAAGTCCTTGATACCCTTGAGCTTAACTTCTTTGCCACGGATCGTTGTATAGCCAAGGTAGACCCTGGCTTCAGCAATCTTCAGCATCGTCATGAAGAAAGGCTCCGAATCCTGGCCAGCCATAACGGTGCCAAGATGGAGCCTTGCATCCTCAACCAGTAGAGCGCCGTAAAATGGATCGCTCCTGTTAAGCATCGCTAGCTACCGGTATTTGTCAGCAATCAGAACGGAATTTCGTCCTCTTCGGGATCAGGCTGTTGCTTCTTGGCGCTCATTGGTGAGCCACTTGGCTTATCACCGCCAAGCAGGGTGAAGTTGTTACAGCGTAGAGTCGGGGTGACATTCTTCTTGCCGTCCTTCTCCCATTCATCCATCGAAAGCTCACCGCTGACGATAATCTGCGTGCCCTTCTTGACGTAATCGCCAATCACTTGGGCTTGCTTGCCCCAGACTTCAACACGAATCCACAGCGGGGCAGGCCTGGGATCACCCTTTTTGCCGTACCTATCAACGGCAAGATTGAACTTTGCTACAGCACTTCCGCTGTCAAAAGACTTTGCTTCAGCATCGGTGCCAGAGCGACCGCTGAAGGTACAGGAGTTGAATGAGGCCATTTGGCTGGGGGCCGAAGGTCAAAGTGACAACTCATCATCGCCCACCGAGCCCCCATTGTCAATAGGTTCTTCAAGGCTGTAGGTCTTGGACAGGTCAACGTTGAAGTTTGGCGCGGCACCAAGCTTGGGCGGGAGCGTAAAGAAAGCGTCTCTCAGGTAGATGTGACAGCACTTCACGCCATCCTTTCTGACACGCGGCATGATGCGACTTATCGAGCCGCTCATTGTCATGTATTCATTCGCCCTGACGAAATCAAGGATCAATGAAATCTTTCTGCCGTAAAAGCGGCCTTGAGCGTAGTGAACTTCGCGACCGCCAAGGCTTACCTTCAAGATGATGTCGGTATAGCGACCATACTGACCTGTTTTTTCTTCCGGGTTTTCAACCACGTAGCCGTCAAAGGCTGCTGTTATCGGCATTGATCACCTCTCGATGTATTTGCGGGGGAAGCCAGAATCCTCAAGCTCTTGGTAGATCTTGAAGCGCTCAATGAATTCATCGGCACATTCCTGAATCTTTTCAATCGGCTCAACAAACAGCGTAGGCTCGCACCAGTCATAGCAGGAGCAAATCACCATCTGCTCGATCAAGGGATACCTGCCAGTCTCCTTGGCGTAAATGTTGTGCGCAAGGACATAGGCACTCATCTGAATGAAGCCCTCAGAGAATCTGCTACGAGGCTTGCGCTTCTTTTCGACGCCTTCCTCAAGGTGTGATCTTGAGCTTTTCCAGTCCCATACTGTGTACTTCTGGTTCCACCACATCCTGAGATCAGGCTTGCCAGCAAAACCATAAGGACAGTACAGGGGCTCCTCAATGATCATGTTGCTTTCGGCCAATCCAGACCAAGCATCGCAAGACCCTTCATTAGAGTCCTTGATCTCTTTTAACAACGGCTCAAGATAGTGCATGTAAGCCGCAATATTGTGATGCGTCACTTCTTCAACGGAAGGTGCATCATCAGAGTGCTTTTCATGTCCACCCGTCAAATAGCCTTCAGCCATATAGTGAACAATCGTCCCACGGCGCTGAGCCTTTTCAAGAATCTCTTGATAATTTGGCTCTCGCTCCTGCCAAATTGCAAGCCCTTTCGCCCTACCCGGATGAAAGATGGGCATTGTCTTGCCAAGGATGGTGGAAACCCTGGCATACTCAAGCCCATCTTTTACATAGAATTCGTGATCAGACATTGAGGGCGTCCTTCGCCGCAGACTTCAGGTCCGTAATTGAAGGTGCCTGCACCTCTTCTGCAACCCTGACCACCTGTTCGCCCTTACTGTTCTGACCAGCATTCAGCTTGATCGCATACTCGGCTGTCAGGTTTTGGAGCAGCTTTTCACGAATACTCTCCTTGACATCCTCCCATTTACCAACGCTTAGGATGGCCTTCAGCGCTGCGACGCCAGTTTTGTTAATACCAACTGCCTCCATCCGCTCATTAAGCTTGGCGGTAAATTCAGCATTGATGCGATCAATATCAGAAACTTGCATCTGACTGGGAGGCGCATCTTCGACAGCCCGCTGATCCTTGTCGTACAGGGCAAGGCCAAACGGGTTGCCAAAGGTCATGGCCGCCCGCTTCATTGCATCAGTGGCCGCCTCCTTGATTGCAGATTCGTGAGCCAGGCCAAGATCAGCGTCAATACCGTGACCAGCGCCAACGCCCTCACGGCAAATACCGCCAACATTGAGCTTGACGCGAGCGATATAGGAGACACCCCAGCCATCTTTTTGCTGGCGACCGATCTTCCTTTCCGTTTGGTTGACGCACTTGATTTCGATGATGTCCTGATTCCATCCATCGAAACCAAAGATGCGGTTCATCTCGCGGATGACCCACCATCCCTCAACGTAGAAAAGCTTCTTGCCGCTTTGCTCGCGCTGCTTGACGACCTGTGCTGACAGCGAACCCTTCAGCTCGTCGTTTTGATGGTCGGAGAAGATTCCGGGCTTCATTGGCGGGGGTAGTTGGGGCTGTGTTTGACACGGATTCTATCATGCCAGAAGCCATGCAAGCAACCCTTGAGCACCACCGCATCAACGCAACTCAACCGGATCTTGCGGACTACGGCCAATCTGCTGTTTGAGAAGGGCGAGGACGCCGCAAATGTCATCAATCTACTGCAGGGATTTGTTGCTCCATCCATGGTACGGAAGTGGCACCAGCGCTACCAAGAAGTCCACGGCCTGACCGGTGCTGACACAAGCAAACGGACGATCCGTCGAATGCCGATGCCGCCGATCGACTTCCAGGCCATTGAACTGCGGTCGATGGAGCAACTGCTGGAACAGGCACCTGTTGACGAAGAGGAGGCAATAGAGCCGGACTGGTGATGACGCTACCGTTGACTGGCCAAGGGCGAAACGGCCGGAAAGCCAGCTGACGCCTGCATCCATCAACTTTTCAGCCGTGGAAAACACTGCGAAGATTCCCGAACCCATCTGTGCGGTTCTGGCTGATATTGCCAAGATTCGACGCACGATTCTTGAGAATGCTCCGCAATGTCTTCCGCTCCTAGCTCCCGTTATTGTTGACGCCGAAGATCACCTACACGCGATGTGCGGCAGCTGATCTGCGCCTGGCCTGAGTTCTAGCCTTGTTCTTGGTGCTGTTTTTCTGCTTCAGGATCTCCTGCATCTGGGCCTTGATCCTCTCCATCTCGGCCTGATTCCTCTTGTCACGGACAGCCTGCATCGCCTCTTGGTAGCCAGGGGCCTCAAGGTCTGGACGCTCAGCAAAGATTGCTGACCAGTCAGGGGCGGAATACTTTCTGATCTCAACCATCAATCTTCCTCAGTTTTTCGTCAAATACGATTGAACTCTGCAAGTCTATCCCGCAACGCAGTGTTCCGCAGACTCCGTGGCGATTCTTTGCGACGCTGATCGCAAGCTCGTAGGGATCCTTGCCTGGGTCGTAGTAAACCGGCCTCAACAGAAACATAATAATATCAGCATCTTCTTCGATTCTACCTGAAGCACGCAAGTCTGCCATCATCGGCATTTTATCATTTCTGCTCTCAACCCCGCGATTAACCTGGCACAGCAGGAATATGTCAACACCAACCCTGAGAGCCAGCTGCTTTAACGCTCTAGTAACGTGACCGATATTTGAAGACTCTGTGCTATTCGGGTCAGCGGAGCAGCCTTCGATCAACTGAAGATAGTCAATGAATACAGCGGAGAGCTTGGGCCTTGTTTTTGCGAGTAATGCAACTCTCGTTGAAATGCCGCTTACGCTTTCAGTCGTAGCGTCATAGATGTGAAACCTCTTGACGAAATCGGAGGTGCGATAGCTCTCAAGCCTTTCCCTCTGCTCAGTCGTGTACTGCCTGAGCTGAAGGTTGTGAGATCGTATCGGATTGGTGAGATTGTTTGAAAAGCTGAGATTCAGATAGTCATAGCAAGAAATCGCCCTGTACTGAACCTGCCGTTTAGACATCTCAAGACTGAAAAAAGCAACATCGCCATGCGAGTCAGCTAAATGCGTCGCAAGAGATACGGCAATCGCGCTCTTACCCATGGCCGGTCGAGCAGCGACAATAATCAGCCTACCCGAGTAGGGTGAATCTCTTGAGGCGATGCCACCTTGGATTACATCGTCAAGAACCTTAAGGCCAGTGCTAATGGCAATTCCCTGCGGAAGTGGAGCAAGCAGTTCATCAACAGAGGAGTCCCAGTCATCCTGTTTCTGATCAGTTATTGAAACGTTGTTCCAGGTATCATGCTGAGCCTCAATGAGCTTTGGCACCTTGTCAAGGATGACATCAACGTCCGGCAAGTTGTTAAAGATGTCGAGCAGCTCTTCAGAGTTGGCAATCATCTGACGCCTAACGAGCTTCAGGCGCCACACAGGCAGAACAGACTCAAAGCCCTCAATCGAATAAAAGACTGACGGTGAAGTAGTGACACTCTCGACAAGTTCACACTCCTTGTCGTGACCCCTTGCCCTTAACAGGCGATCAGCCATCATTGCAATACTGCCTGGAAGCAGAAATTGCGTCTTGGTCGTGCCAGTAAAAATCTTCCTAATTACATAGAAGATGGCCTTCCTGTGCGGCTGCGTAAACCAGTTGTCGTCAATAGTGGTGACAACCTTCATCAACGCCTCAACGTCAGCCTTGTTAGATTCCCCTTCAAGTAGGAAGCAGACGGAAGCGAGGAAGCAGACCTCAAACTCGTCGGTATCCCACGTCTGGATGCCAGACAGCAGATCTTCAAGCGTCTTTTCTGGCGCCTTTTGCGACTTTCGCATCACTTCAGTGTGTAGTTGATTTCGGACATTGCAGGCTTGCTTGCCCTGCCGTGCTTTTCCTTCACAAGCTTATCAATGTATTCCTTGTAGCCATTGAAGCCAAGTGACTGCCATGTGCTTTCAGCTGCAAGTTCACAGAACTCCACAAGAACCCCCTGCTGCTTTGCATACTGCAATGCCTTCATGGCTCGTGGCGCGATCTCCCACGGCAGCTTGGGGTGGGCCTTGAGCCGCTGCATCAGCCAGCGCTCCAGCAGCTCCCGGCAGGGCTCCAGCCATGGCTCAAGGGCAATGGGTTCCGATGGTCGCACAGCCTTGGTGCTCGGGCGCCTCGGGGCTGCTGCGGGCTGCTGCTCGGGTGCGGCAGGCTGTGGTGAATCGGTGAACTGATACAGACAGGCATCGGGATGACCCACCTTTCTCAGGTAGCCAGCAGCCAACAGCTCACGGAGAGCAGAACTTATCAACTCAGGAGAGTCTTGGCCATGTGCAATAATCCATTCCTTGTTAAAAGAGCTTCTGACAGACAGGCAAGTCAGCAGGATGCCCTTGGCGGTGAAGCTGATTGATGAGTTGAGTAGCAACGAATTCTGTATGACGGTATAACCATGCTCAGTCAGCTCAGCAGAAAACAGTGGCTGGCGCGGTTTCTTGCCAGACGCCTCATCAGTCATGTAGGATGCCGCAGTTGGTTGGGTAGGCCTCAGTGACTATCGCTGGGGTCTTTTTTTATTCAGTAATACTTTTCAACAGATGCCCTGATCTGCTTCATAGTATTTAGCCAGCTTTCAAATGCAAGTGAGCAGGCGTGTGAGAACGTGATACCACGTCTCTCGGCTTCGGCTGCCATTTTTCTGTGAAGATCATCCTTAATGTAGATGTTTTTCTTTGCCATAAGCCCCTGAGCGTAGCCAACGTGAAAGAAGGTAGCACCTCCTCGACAGGCCGTCAACCCCTGCCAGCAGCCAATTTGCAGCCAATCGTGGGCTACTCGCAACGAATAATTGCATTGGTGCTCCGAATCTGCAAGAATGGCAGCGCCCAAGGCATCCAACCAACGTGGAACCTACCAAGCCAGTCCCCAAAAAAATTGAACCCAGGAGGATCGTCCCAGGTAAGCCGACCGTGCAGCCGACTGAATTCAAGGTTGGCGACGGAGCCTATGCACGGTATCACGGTGATAGGATCCTGCAGATCGTGGGAGTCGCCAAGGTGAAGGCCCCCGCCCCTCACTACATCTGTGAGCTTGACGGGGAGCGATACATCATCCCAAAGATGCACCTCTCAACAAGAAGTCTGCTTTCAGAAGTAGAAGGAGGCAATCGTCGTCAACTTCAGCTTCCTGTTTGATATGGAAAAACTAAGAGAAGCTGCAGAGATTTTTGAAGACATGCTGCCAGCTTCACTCGGCAGGCCGATCATTCTGAGCACCAAAAGCGAACCAATGGTCTTTGTTGCGTTTTACACGCCAGCAGTCCACACAATCAAAAGCGGTCAAGAGATACTCGGATCTGAGTTCAGGCTTTGGCATACAAACAGCGACCTCAAAAGAAACGGAACGCTCGCCGGAGTCATTGGCGTATCCAAGGGCGTGTCAGCGATTATCGTATGTGCGCTCAATGAACAAGGGACGACAGGTGAAATGATCAAGCCATACGCAAAGCTGGTCCTCGCAATGATGGATCACTTTGCAGACGGCAAGACTGAAGCAGTCTAAAACCATCGCAAAACACACAATGCTTAAAAACGACCGCTGGATCAAGGAGCAGGCCGAGAAGGGAATGATTACTCCCTTTGTACCTGAACTCGTAAGACAAGTTGAGGTGGATCCCAACGAAGTTGATGAAGCTGGCATTTTTAGTGGCAAGCTTAGAAACGCTCTGTCATTTGGATGCAGCTCCTATGGCTTTGATATTCGTCTCAGTCCAAAAGACTTTCGAGTGTTTAGGCATATTCCTGGCACCGTCATCAATCCAAAGCGCTTTAACCCTCAAAATCTTGAGCGCGTAGCACTTCAGCATGACGAGGACGGTGAATACTTTGTACTTCCGGGCCACTCATACGGACTCGGCGTCTCACTTGAGTTTGTTGACATTCCAAGCAACATAACCGTGATTTGCCTGGGTAAAAGCACGTATGCCAGAACTGGCATTGTAGTTAATACGACTCCAATTGAAGCAAAGTGGCATGGACACGTTACCTTAGAGTTCAGCAACTCATCATGCGCTGACTGCAGGCTTTATGCAAACGAGGGGATCTGTCAGCTGCTATTTTTTGAGGGAGAGCAATGTGATACAACCTATCACGACAGGAACGGAAAATACCAGAACCAGGGACATGAAGTAACCCTGGCCCGAGTCTGAGCAGGTTAAGGCATCTTACAGGTTGCCCTTTGGGTGCTGTGGCTAGTAGGCTTCTGCCGAACACCGCAGCCCCTTTTTCATGGATCCACGGTTCCGGGTGGAGACGATCGCGGCAACGCCCGAGCCGAATCGGCTGGTCTGGCGGGCGCTGCACACCGACTACTCAGAAGATTTCATCGCTGACCAAGAAGCGCCAAATGAAAGAAAGGCCGGTGAAATCTTTATCAAGAGACTTTTAAGTGCAGATCGCGGGCACTTTGGATGCGTAGAACATCCGCAAATCTCATTTGCTGTTGGATGGTTTCCGCATTCCGTCATGCAACAGGCTCGTACACATCGCGTATCAGTTAGTTTCGATGTAATGTCGGGACGCTATACGGGCCAAAGAATCCTTGACGTGGTAAGCGGTAAACGTGAACTTGAGGAAGTCTTCTATCTTAGGCCACTAGGCAACTACTCTGACAGGCAGGGTAAGAAATACGAGTACACCGAAGACTGGCGTGCATTCGATCTGAAAGAGTGCATGAACGCTGCACGCATCTACGCAGATAAGATTGCAGAAGGCTTCGCCGAAGAACATGCAAGGGGTATGGTTCCCTTTGATTTCAGGCAACACTTTGTCGTCAGCTTCAATGCTCGCTCGCTGTGCCACTTTCTCGATCTGCGTAGCAAAGCTGATGCACAGATCGAGATCCGCTGGCTCTGTGAGTTGCTCATGCCGAAGTTCAAGGAATGGATGCCTGAGCTTGCTGACTGGTATGCCAGCCACAGATACGGAAAAGCGAGGCTGGCACCATGACATGCGAAGACTACTTAAGGGATATAGGCCGCGTGCCTTTGCTGACAAGCGAAGAAGAGATTGTTCTGGGCAATAGTGTCCAGACCATGATTCGTTTGCTGGAGGGCAAAGGTGTCACGCATCAGCTTTCGGCAAGCAATCTTGACGAGGCACTAGAGCAACTCAACGGCCAGGAGAGGCGAATCGTCAGGAATGGACTGAGGGCAAGAAACCGCATGGTTTCAGCCAATATGCGTCTTGTGGTTGCCATAGCGAAGAAGTACGTCAATAAACAGGTTCACATGACAATGCAGGATCTGATCCAAGAAGGTGCGATCGGTCTTGCCAGAGCTGCTGAAAAGTTTGATCCAGCGCGAGGATACAAGTTCTCCACCTACGCATACCTGTGGATCAAGCAGGGGATGACAAGAGGATGCGAAGCCCAGGAGGGAATGATTAAACTTCCAGCCCATCTACAACGACTAATCAGGAAAGCGGCAGAAGTGAGAATCAGGCTGGCTGCAAAGCTCGGGCGAGAGCCAAGCTTCAAGGAGCTGTCAGATGAGATGGGCGAGCTGGATCACGACAAGCTCAGAAGCATCATCTCGATGCACACATTGATGTCACCAGCCATTATCTCCATTGACATCAAGGCGGAGGGAAATGACAGGTCGTTCCTGTCGCTGTCTGACATCATAAATACTGATGACGAAAGCGAGATCAGGGAATCAGAAGAAAATACATCAAAACTGAACTTCATAATGCTTGCCATTCAGGCCCTTGATCCAGTTGACAGGGAGCTGATCACCAGGAAGTACGGGATTGGCTGCGAGCCGACTTCTATCAGGGAGCTGGCAAAGATGACAGACCTTGCGCCTCAGGTCATTAGGGAGCGACAGCAGCGAGCAGCAGCGAAGATCCGGTATGTCGTTACCAGCTTCACGGCTCCAGCTGACTGAAGATTTGCCTCCGACCAGCTTCGGAGGACTTTTTGCCAAGGCCGGCTTTCAGGAAGAAGCTGGCGGGATC